CCGTAATTCCAACAATGTCAGAATTAACTTATAGGTTTACTACAAAGGAACTTAGAGTTATAAAGAGATTTATGACTCACGATTTGGAGTTCCTTACGTCGGTGGAAGAGTTCGTGAAACAAAATTCCCTGTTTCGAAACTCCTTGGTTGATCTTATTGATAGGTTAATCAAAAACCCTAATCTCAGATCTGTTCAAGAAGAACAATCATTGTTCGATCTTGAGGAGAGTCTCTCGAATGTCTACAGAGCTTTGTGCTTTGTAGAACGTATTAGGCTTTGCTATTCTTCTCTTATGGAACCGTTTGAGGAAGTGAGTAATATCTCTTCCCCGAAGAGGGTCCGTAAGGTCTGTCTTTTAATTGCACAGTGGTATCACTTGTGTAATATAGGACAGGCTGAAAAAATAGCCAAATACCAGTCCACTAGTATGTTTAATAAAACCATGGGGGTTGAACCCTGTGAATTTATGGAACTTCCTTTTGGATGGGTACTTGGTAGTCTAACACCATTCGGGTCTATGCATAGACGTATAGCTAGAAAGCTTCGATCGTCTAAGACTCTCAAGGATAAATTGAGGAGGGCTCAGGCCTTTCTTTATTTTAAGAAAGGTTGTCCAAAGGTTTCACCAAAGTTTGTTCAAGAAGCTCTTGACAAACATCAGAAAACCCTCGGCACTAATCCTGGTAAACTTGGTGACTTGATGTGGAGTGAGCGGTCCGCGAAAATTGGGATCTATGGAATGTCTGTAGATCGCGTTTCCGAAGGACTGTTTATTCCTTTCCAAGTCATTAAGAAAAGACTTCGTAAAATTGTTAACGATGTCTTCCAAGATTATTGTGATCCTGAGGTTTGGTGGGATCCCTCTAATTCAGCTAGTTTTTTAACTAGTCAAGGTAGAGGTGGACAGGCAAGTGAGATAAATTTTGAGATCCCTGGTTGGTTTAAACAACCATATGCTGGATCTATTTATCCCGATCGACCTGATCTTTGTTACGTTCCAAGAGCTGATAGCGATAATTGGGACTTTTATGATACTGGAAATGGTATTATAAAAGTGCCTATTACATGCATTCCGCATTTTGATGTAACAACTACAATCAGAGCTAAACCTGTTGCTCTGACTGAACCTTTGAAAGTGCGAGTTATCACGTGTGAAGATGCGTGGTCAACATACAGTTTAAAAGGTGCTCAGGTTGAATTATGGACTTGCCTTAAGAAGTTTCCTTGGTTTGTTCTCACCGGTAGACCTGTTGAGTTTACTGATATTCCAGTTCCTGAAAAGGATAAATATTGGATTTCAGTGGATTATTCAGCGGCTACAGATAATTTACATACAGACTTTTCAAGACTGTGTATAAAATATATCTGTCGAGCCACCGGTCTCAACTTCGACCTGTGTTGGGATAGTCTCTGTAATCATCAGATCAAATATGGAGACAAATTCGTAACACAGCAGAATGGACAATTGATGGGATCCATCTTGTCCTTCATCGTTCTCTGTTGCTGCAATGCTGCAGTGTTATCACTTTCTGTGTCCCCTGATCGTTATCGACCGGAAGACAGGATTTTAGTGAACGGAGACGATGGATTGTTCTGCGGGGGTGAGAAAGAGTATTCTTTATGGCAAAGAATTTCTTCACATGTTGGTCTCTCACCTTCTGTAGGTAAAGTATATAAAAGTCGTGACTTTTGTGTCATAAACTCTCAATGCTTTACCTATGGAGAACTAGGAGTATGCGAAGTACTCTATCCTAACGCGGCTGGTATGACACAGTTTGATGCCAGAACGTATTCTGAACCTCGTTCACCTCTCGATCTACGAGAGTCCTTAAAGCTATGGCTCCAAGGATTCCCTAATGAAGAGAAGGAACGTGCAGAAACGCTCTGGTATAAAACGTTTGACTCAATCCTTAAAACAGATTGGGTCAACCAGCTGTCAATATCGTGGACGTTGCCATCGGCACTCGGCGGGCTCGGTCTGCCGGAAAGATGTTCAAAAGACATCTCTCTGGAGGAACCTTTGTCGAGGGTGCAGATTGCACGAGCTAGATGTTCTTTGGCTGAAGGAAAACTTCTTCGTTTCCGCCCGGAAGGGAGGAAAAGAAAAGGTTGCCTTTATGAACCTTTTAGAACAACTAGGTCCCTATTGAGGGTTAGTTCAATCGTTGAACCAGAAATGGAATCACGATTGGCACTGAACCGGTTAGGTTATCGAGGAAACGTGGAGGTGGTGGGGTATGTTGGTAGAGAAGTAGATTGTTTTGCACAGTTTATGACGAAATCAACTACCCAAGGCTGTCCATCCATAACATCGGCTTGTCTTAATGGCAAGCGTGTACAGGATGTTGTCCCTAGGAAGAAGACTCTCATAGATCTAGGTCTATGTAAGACTCTACTTGGGGGGAGGGGACGGTTCAAACACTACTGGAAAGATATACGGGATGTATATGCCTCGGATCTTTCGACTTTCGATTTTACACATATTGATGCTGGAAAGCTCAATGTGTGGGTCCCGAAAGTTCCAGTGTGTGACCTTTGGGGTCGCCACTATAACATGTTCCTAGAAACCGTACAGCGGATTAGGGAGGAGTCAGGTTCATAGACTCTCCCGACGTGCTAACTTGTGGAGCCAATCTGTTAGATTGATGGCCGAAAACGTCAGTCTATCACGAGGCAGGCCTGCTCTTAATTGAGTGGGACCAGAAACGCCGATAGGTG